GATAAGCGCCTGTTCGAGGACTGGGAAGAATTCTTGATAGCGGCTCATGAGGCCGCTAACCCGTCATTCAAGGGCAAGCCTGACCCGCGCCTGCAATGGTTCAAGGACGAAAGAGAACCAGGCCACGAAGAGAAGCAGATGGTCGAGAGCGTCGGCGCATCCGGTGGATTCCTGGTGCCGACCGAGTTCCAGGCCACCCTGCAGGCCGTGATGGGCGAACAGTCCATCGTCAGAGGCCGGGCAACTATCATCCGCATGCGACGCCGGGCCATTCAGATCCCGGTGCTTGACCAGACCGGCACGACCAGCGGGATACCGCATTGGTTTGGTGGGATGCAATTCTACTGGGGCGAGGAAGCGGCAGAAAAGACTATTACTACAGCCAGCTTCCGCCAGGTGGAACTTGTGGCCCACAAGCTGATTGGCTACACCCGCGCGTCTGACGAACTATTGGACGACAGCGCCATTTCGTTGGCCGACTTTCTAAGCGGCCCAATGGGTATGGCCGGCGGTATTGCCTGGATGGAGGACTATGCGTTCTATCAAGGTACCGGCGCGGGGCAACCACTTGGCGTTATCAATGCCGGGGCAACCATCAACGAACCACGGGCGGCAGCCGGGGCCATCAGCTTCGACGACCTGGCCGACATGATGGAGGACTTCCTGCCAACGGGTAACGGACTGTGGACTATCACCCAGAGCGCGATGTCTGAGTTGATCCAGTTGAATGGCCCGGCGGGTAATCCGTCCTACATCTGGCAGCCGAACGCCAGAGACGGCGTGCCTGGTTACATTCTGGGCTTCCCGGTGATCTGGTCGGAGAAGGTGCCACTGCTTGGTACAGCTGGCGACGTAGTGTTGGCCGACTGGAAATACTATCTAATTGGCGATCGGCAGGCGACCACCGTCGAGAGTACGCAGTATGATTACTGGCGGTATGACCAGACTTCCTGGCGAGCGGTACATCGGGTGGACGGGCAACCGTGGCTGAGCGTCCCGCTCACGTACCAAGATGGTACCACAGAAGTTAGCCCCTTTGTAATATTAGCAGGGGTTGGAGGTAGCTAATCATGGCATACACTAACAGAGTATCTGAAGACCTTTATCCACTGGCTTCGCACGATCCGCGAACCAGACAGGTGGCGACGCACGTTTCGGCATACGTCAACCTGGAGGAGTACCACCGGGCCTGGCTATTCTTGCACGTGGGCGATATGGGGGCTAATGCCACGCTAGATGCTGGCATTCAGCAAGCCCAGGACGCCACCGGGACCGGCGTTAAGGCCATTACCGGCAAGACCATCACTCAGCTTACCCAGGCTGGCGGCGATGGCACCGATGATCTGCTGTGTATCGAGTTGCAAACCGAGGAACTTGACGTTGACAACGGCTTTGAGTTCGTGCGTTTCTACGTGACTATCGCCGTGGCTGATTGTGATTACTCGGCGGCGCTGTTCGGTACGATCTCACGGTTCAAGCCAGTGGCGACCACCAACTGGGCGGAGATCGTCGGCTAATGGGCAAAGTCTGGGTGAAAGCCAAGTCCATTGTCCGAATTGAAGAAAACGGCAAGATGATAACCTTTCACCCAGGCGACTGGGTACGGATGGGCAGGCAGCAGGCGCGGGAATATCTGGTCAATGATCAGATCGAAATTCTCAAGTCTGCTGTCCTGCAATCCGTTCAAAATCTGACCAATTGCGCCATTCTATTGCGCGATGGACTGCCAGAGCGGCAAACGGCCATGTTGACTGCTAAATATCCCGCTCTGCCTATCCAAAAATACACCGGTGAGTTTCCTCAACATGGTCGGTTTTTGCTGTGGGATACGACGGTTGAACTCAAGCGCGAGTTGATCCTGACCGGCTTCAAGTTGTTGGAGAAGTGGCAATTAGCTGTACCGTTGCTTGACTATAGCATTCTAGCTGAGAACATCGGCACGGCTCAGGAGCGCGAAGAAACCGAGGCCATCATTCACGATCTACGGGTACCGGTCTATAACACGCGGGTGTTATTCGTCCGGCAATGCCAGGAAACGCGCAAGCTATTCGAGTTGTGGGACTCTGGCAGTCAACTAAAGTTTTTGCAGGCGCTATACCAGAGTAGACCAGTTGTTAATGCCTTGCCACCGTCGTGGGTGTTAAAGTAGGCGTTGTCTACGTCGCTATCGGCGACCGGGCGCAGGCCGAAGTCAAACTGAGTATCAAGAGCCTGAAACGCCATAACGACCTGCCGATAACCGTCATAGACGATTTCGACAATCCCGGCAAGGGCGCACGGTGGGCCAAGCTGAACATCGACCGGCTGGTTGATTACGACCGGGTGTTGTACCTGGACGCTGATACCAGGATACACGGCGACGTTACCGGCGGTTTCAAGATACTTGACGACTGGGATCTGGCCATAGCGCCAAGCGAGAATCAAGATACCGGCGTGTTTCGTCACATCAAAACGGGCGAGCGGTTACAGACCATCAAGGAGTTGGGTTATATTCCCGTTCAGTTGCAAGCGGGCGTGATGCTTTTTGACCGGCGACGCTGCGCCAGATTGTTCGAGGCGTGGCGGCAGGAATGGCAGCGATGGCGGGACCAGGACCAGGCGGCCTTGTTGCGGGCGCTGAGCCAGCGCCCGGTGCGGGTTTGGTTGTTGGGTAGGGAGTGGAACGGTGGCGAATTGATAGAACATTTATTTGGCAGAGCTAGATGAAAGTACACGTCATCACCGACCGGCTAAACAGCGACCGCATCCTGCCACGATTGGCTAAATATCTGTCCGTATTCAATGGTTGGACGCTTAGTACCGAACCAGACCTGAGCGCGGATTTCAACTACTTTAACAACTACGGCACGTATGACCGTAAATGTGGCGGCTGGCAGGGTACGCCGATAGGCGCTTATTTCTCGCATCTGGATACCCAGGCCGGGGACAAAGAAGACCAATGGCACAAAGTAGCCAAGTTGATGGATGTCTGTGTAACTACTGCCAAAATCTATAACGAGTTTTTGCCTGAAGGTAAGGTCTACCAGGCCAGGCCGCCGGTGGAAATCAATAAATTCACAATTGCCTCGCCGCCGGGAGGCAGAAAACCGACGGCTGGTGTATCCGGCTTTGTCTACGATGACGAACGCAAAGGCGAAAAACTATGGCAGCAATTGGCCAATCACAACTTGGCTCAAAAATTAGAACTGCGGGCCTCGGGGCGCGGCTGGCCCGGCGTGAGAACGCAGTATTTTCAGTGGCCCGACCTACATAAATTTATCCAGGCCCTTGACGTGTTCGTCTGTCCCTCGCTATTTGAAGGCATCCCCATGCCGCCGCTGGAGGCGTTGGCCTGCGGGATCAAAATAGTCATACCCAGAGGCGTGGGATTGTTAGACGAATTACCAGATGTAGACGGCATCTACCGTTACGAATGCGGCAACGCCAGGGCCATGATCGAGACAGTCGAGAAGGCGGCTTTTGCGGGGCCGGTAGACCGGGAGGCATTACGTCAAATCGTTCTGAATAATTACACCGTGGAGCATTGGGCCAGTGACCACAGGCAGATCATCAACGACTATTTTCAGGTCGAAGACGTGGCCAATCTCCCGGACTGGAAGGGTAACGCCGGGGTGTACATGGTGGCTTTTGGTGAGCCATCCCGAAAATGCGCAGAGAGGGCCATCAAGTCTATCCATCAACAGATGCCCGGCTTGCCGGTGGCGCTGGTTTCCGACAAACGATTGAGTGAGGAGGATATCTTTATCAAACAACCCGATAGCGACATCGGGGGCCGGATTGCCAAATTGAAATGTAACGAATTGGCCCCAAAAGAATGGACCTACGTCCTGTATTTTGACGCTGATGTCGAGGTAGTAGGCGACATTTCGTTCCCGTTCGAGGTGCTCCGGGACGGTTGGGAATTCATCATCTGTAAGGACAACAACAAATACGGTCTGGTCAAGGAAATGAAGCGCCCGGATAACCTGGACGAATGTGAAGAAACCTGGGACAAAATGGGTAGTATGGAGCTGTTGCAATACAACGGCGGCGTACTGGCCTACCGGCGCAATAAAAACACCGAACGCTTTTTTGAGAAATGGCAGCAGGAGTGGGAGAAATACGGCAAACGGGATCAGGGCGCGTTGCTGCGGGCGTTGTATGACAAGCCGCTACGGATATTTGTCCTGATGAACCAGTGGAACGCTACCACTCGTTATGTGATGCCGCCGGGCAAGATCGCCATCAAGCATCACAACATGCAGGCCCGGCGCTGGAGCGGCGTCATTCACCACCGGATAGACAGTGACGAAGCGTGGCAGGCGGTTGAGAAGTATCAGGGGGCGGTCGAGTGAATTATTACGACGACCCCCAACCGGCGGTCATTATCGCCCAGAGCCGCAGCGGTTCCACGTTTCTGTGTCACTGCCTGGACAGCCATTATCAAATTGCCTGCGAGCGGGGCGGCCCGTTCGATACGGTTTTCAATAAGTGGCACAAACTGGGCGTACCACACCGGGATCTGGCGGCGGCTCTATGGCGGCGACGGGGCTATCGGGTGTCGATGTTCAAGGTAACGCAGCGGCAATTCAAGAACGGTTACATGACGCCGACTATTTTGCGGGAGTTTCAACCAAAGGTCATTTATCTCTAC